CAAAGACCCTGCTCCCGGCCGGTGGCCGGTAGTCCGGCCGTGGCACATCGGCCGTCCAGTTCACATGCGTCGCCGCCTTCCCGCTACGCAGCGTGATCACAAACGGTGTCACCCCGTCACGCGAGTTCCACACCTGCTCCTCTTCCGTGCCGTCATCCGACCGGTACGTCATCACGCAATACCGCTCCCGGTGCAAATACCCGGGCTGACCTGCAAGTTCATCGCTCATCCCACCACCGTAAAGGAGGACACCCCACCGTGGCATTTGCCGAAGCACCTCGCGTTGCCGCCGGTTACGTGTCCGAGGACTACCTCTATGGCGCGACCACCCAAGACCTCATGGAGTCCGTGCCGGCACTGGCCTGGCCTGACTCCGTCCGCACCTACAACGCGATGCGCTTCGACCCGCAGATCCAGGGCGTCCTCTCCGCCTACTCCCTGCCCCTGCAGTCCGCCGACTACCTGCTCAACCCGAAGGGCTGCCGAGACGAGGTCGTCGAGCTGTGCGCCGGCGCGTACGGGATGCAGATCCTCGGGGACAACGACGGCCCTGGCCCGTTCGTCCGGCGCGGCGTCCAGTGGGCCGACCACCTCCGCCTCGCCCTCCTCATGCTCCCGTTCGGCCACATGCCGTTCGCCTTCTCAGGTGACATCGAGGGCACCCCCCGCCGCTACCGGCTCAAGGTGCTGTCCGAGCGGATGCCCCAGACGATCACGAAGATCGAGGTCACACGGCAGGGCGAACTGTCCGACGTCTGGCAGTTCGGGGAGAAAGACCCGATGAAGGCCAACGCCCTGCTCTGGTACGTCCACAACCGGGAGGGCGCGAACTGGGTCGGCCAGTCGATGCTGCGCTCCGCATACGCCCCCTGGCTGATCAAGCACGAGATGTGGCGGGTCCTGGCCACCAGCTCCCGCCGGTTCGGCATGGGCATCCCCGCCGTCGAGGCACCCCCCGGCGGCACCGACGCGCAGGTCCAAGAAGCAGCCCGGCTTGCGGCCGCCATGCGGGTCGGAGACACCGCCGGCATGGGCCTGCCCTCCGGGTTCATCGCCAAGATCGTCGGCATGACCGGGTCGGTGCCCGACACCCTGGCCTTCGTCCGCTACCTCGACCAGCAGATCGCCCAGTCCGTCCTCGCGTCCGTCCTCACCCTCGACGCCACCCCGAACGGGTCGCGCGCACTCGGGGACACCCTCGTCGGCCTGCTGAAGATGTCCTGGCTGGCCACCGCGAGGGAGATCATCTACCCCGCGAACAACCTCCTGGCCAAGCTGGTCGACTGGAACTTCGGGGAGAACGAGCCGGTCCCCTCCATCCAGGTGACCAACCTCAACCGGCCCGAGATCACCGCCGAAGCCGTCAAGGCCCTCATGGACGCCGGCGCGGTCAAGTACGACCCGAACCTCGAGGCCGCCATCCGGGAGAACTACCAGCTCCCCGAGCGCGACGAGACGTACGTCCCCCCGGCGCCGCCGCAGATCGGCCCCGCCCCCACAGACCCGCCGGAGGGCGAGCCCGCCGGCGTCGGCAAGACCACCACCACAACGACCGCCCCCGCCACCGAACCCGCAGGCGCCTGAAAGGACCAGCCATGCCCCCAGTCAACGAGCAGCCGACACCCCGCCGGCGGGTACGACTCCTCGCCAACATGGAGGAGGAGTTCATCGAGCCCGGTGTGCGCACCGAGGACGAGACCGCCTCCGTCGCCAAGATTTACTTCTACGACGAGGTCGGCGGCTGGGGCGTCTGGCCGGACGAGTTCCAGCGGCAGCTCTCCCGCATCACCGCACCGGTCATCGAGCTGCACCTCCACTCGCCCGGCGGTGACGCCTTCGACGGCATCGCCATCTACAACATGCTCCGCCAGCACGACGCCAAGGTGAACGTCGTGGTCGACGGCCTCGCCGCATCCGCAGCGTCCGTCATCGCCATGGCCGGGGACCGCATCCAGATGTCCAAGGGCTCCCAGCTCATGGTCCACGACGCCTGGGGAATGTCCGTCGGCCCGGCCGACGAGATGGAGAAGATGGCCGGTGAGCTGAACCGGATGTCGGACCAGATCGCCGGGATCTACCAGGCCCGCGCCGGCGGCACCGTCAAGGGCTGGCGCAAGGCCATGACCGAGGAGTCCTGGTACTCGGACAAGGAAGCGGTCGAGGCAGGGCTGGCCACGCACGTCGAGCCGAAGCAGACCGCCGCGAAGAACCGGTGGGCCACCGGCGAAATCTTCGCCTACGCAGGCCGGGAAGAGGCGGGCGAGCCCGACTTCCCCGGCGGCCGGAAGAAGCCCACCCCCGTATCTCCTGCTGCCGCCGCGCAGCAGATGGCCGCCGCCGCCAAGGCGCGCAGAGCGGCACTCGAAACCCCCGACGCCAACCAGGCGACCGGGTCCACCACCAATCCAGAGGAGGCGCCGACCATGCCGGTTGACGTCGCAAAGCTCCGGGAAGCGTTGGGCCTGGCGCCCGAGGCTGCCACCGACGCGGCTGTGGAGACGTTCGGTAACGCTCTCTCCGCAGCCCTGAGCGGCGGGGCCACCGCTCCCGCCACCACCACGCCGGCGGCGGCCACCGCCCCGGCCAACACCACGCAGACCGACCTCGTGCCCCCGCCGCAGGTCAACGCCGCCGGGCGCGAGTCCGGTGCGGTCCTGCTCGACCCCGACACCCTCCGCAAGCTGCAGGAGTCCGCGCAGAAGGGCGAAACCGCCTGGGCGCAGATGAAGCGCAACGAGCGGGACGGGGTCATCCTCGCCGCGATCAACGCCGGGAAGTTCCCCCCGGAGCGCGAGGAGTACTGGAAGCAGCTCTGGGACCGCGACCCGGACGGCACCCGGGCCAGCATCGAGCAGCTCGCGTCCAACGTCATCCCCGTGCTGTCCGCCGGCTACCTCGGTGACGACAGCGCCCACCGCTCGCGCGACGCGCAGGCGTACGCGGGCCTGTACGGCGAGGAGGGCTAAGCCTGATGCCCGACTACACGCCAGTCCACACCGGCGGGGCCATCCCGTTCACCTCTCAGGCGTCGGTCGACGTGATCGGTGGCCGACTGGTCGCCGTCACCGGCGCCAACACGGTCGGCCCCGCCGGCGCAGCCTCCGCGATCGTGCTCGGCGTGGCCGCGCACGACGCCCTGGCCAACACCAAGGTCGCAGTGTGGCCGATCCGGAACGTCACCCACCAGATCACCTCGACCGGCACGATCGCCGCCGCTGACGGCATCGTCTCTGGCGCGGCCGGTGTCGCAGCGACCGCCGTGGTCGCCACCGCCGCCGCTGCCGGCACCCTCCTCGGCATTGCCGAGACCGGGGCGACCGGCGGTAACGAAGTTCGGTTCCTGGGCCGCTAGCTCATGACCGACTACACCCCCATCGCCCTGCCCGGCCAGACCTGGACGTTCCAGGCGTCGACCGCCATCGCCGGCGGCGACATGGTCGAGATCACGGGCAACAACGCGGTGGGCAAAGTCGCCACTCTCGCCTCGCGGGCCTTCATCGGCGTCGCCAACAACGACACGGCGATCGGAGCCAAGGTGACCGTCACCCTGGCCCACGCCATCCACGAGTCGATCGCGGACGGGACGGTGGCGGCGGGCGACCAGCTCACCACCACCAACACCGCCAACCGCCAGGTGAAGTCGCTCGGCGCCGCAGCGCTGAACGTCGACGTCACCGGCACCCCCTCCGAAGCCACCATCGAGGCATTCAACCCGGCCATCAACACGGCCGTGAACCAGGCACGAGCCATCATCGGCATCGCCCTCACCGGGGCTGCCGACAACGCGTTGGTCCGCTGGGCTCAGCGGTAAGCCGACGGGAATAGGGGAAAGGTATGCCGCACATTTACCCGCCGGCTGCACCCACCATCACCGGCGACGTCATCACCATCAGCAGGTTCCTCAACAGCCCCGCCGCCGTCGCGCGGCGCCTGCGGACCCTCGCTGAGAACCGCTTCATCGCGGACGCACTCCTCACCGGCCGCTACGAGGTCGCCGGCGGGTCGCTGCTCTACGAGCAGACCGAGTCGATGTTCACGAACCGGCCGCCGGAGATCGTCGGCCCCGGTGCCGAATACCCGCGCTCGGCGGCAACGCCCGGCACGGCCGCGATGGCGTCGGTCAGCAAGTGGGGCCAGGACGTCCCGGTGACGGACGAGCACATCGGCCGCTACGGTCGGCGCGCGGTCGACGTCGCCATGCTCAAGATCGTCAACTACCTGGTCAAGCAGGTCGACACGATCTCCCTGGCGGCGATCAACGCCGCGATCACCAACACCGCAGGCGCGACCGGCGGCGGCGGCTGGTCCGGTGCCAGCGCGGACCCGCTGCTCGACCTCATGCTCGCGCAGGCCGCGATCATCGGCCAGGACCAGGGTTACGACCCGGACACCGTCGTGATGTCCGACGTGGCGTACGCGCGCCTCGTCTCCAACCAGAAGATCATCGCGGGTCTGACCCGTGAGAACGACAACAGCATCACCCGCACCGGTGACGTTCTCGTCATCGCGGGTCTGCGCATCCTGCCGACCAACAACCTGCCGGGCGGTGCAGCGACGAGCGTCTTCGTCGTCGACTCCACCATGCTCGGCGGCATCGGCTACGAGCGCATCCCGTCGCCCGAGTACCAGGGCGACCCGGCGAACGGCGTGGAGTCGTGGTCGCGCCGCGACCCGTCCGCGAACGACCAGTGGATCGTGCGAGGCCGGCGTCCCATGGTGCCGGTCGTGCAGGAGCCCGGCGCAGGCTACAAGATCACCGGCGTCTAGATCCGCATCCCCTCCGGGCCGCCCGCACAGCCGGGCGGCCCGGCCAGATCGCGGCTACGGGCCGCAGAAGGTGAGACACCCCCATGGCACTGCGCATCGTCTGGGACAAGGCCAACGTCGATGTCAAGGTCGGCGTAACGAAGGACGGCCTGCCCGTCTACGAGGGGAAGCTCCTCTCCCGCAACGAGGAGGTCCCCGAGGCGCCGAACGTCTCCGAGTTCCAGCGGTTCATCCTCGTCTCGATCGGCGCCGCGAAGGAGGACGGCCTGGCCTCCAAGCTGGTCGCCGCCGCAGAGGCCCGCGAGCAGGAGGTGGCCCCGGCCGTCGTCCTGACCCCGGAGCAGCCGCCCTCCCCGGCCGCGCCGGCTGGTGGTCTGGGCGACTTCACCGGAGGTGCCGAGCAGACCTCGGGCACCGTCCAGGGCCAGACCAGCCCGGAGAACACCACCCCGCCCGCGCCCGAGGCCGGGGCCGAACTCCCCGAGCGGCCGGAAGACCGGGCCAACAAGCCGGTCTGGGAGGACTACGCCGTGGCGCTCGGCTTCGACCGCGCGCTCGCGGAGTCCGAGACCAAGGCCAAGCTGATCAAGGACGCCGACCTGCGGCGCGCCGAGCTTGAGGAGACCCGGAAGGCATGAGCGACCGCCCGGAAGACGGGCCTTCGTTCGCGGAGAAGGTCCGCTCCATCGGCTACCTGTCGACGGGGCGGACCCGAGCCGTGATCTCCGAGGGCCGCAGCCACCCCGAGACCGGGGCGGCGTGGAAGAAGATCACCACCGAGGCCGGGTCGACCACCGAGCACAACACCCGCGATGACCGGGTGGACGCGACCGTGACCCCCGAGTCCGTCACGATCATCCACAGGGAGGAGTAGCCGTGGCCAAGCCCAAGACCTACCGGGACGCCGTCGAACAGGCGAACGCCCTGGTTGCCGAGGCACGCCTGGCCGACCCCGAGGAGCACTTCCCGTACAAGCTGGACGAGGCAACGGCCTGGCTCGAGGCCGGCGCACCCGCCGGTCCGGGCGCGCCCGGGCAGCTCGACGGCACGGACGACACCTCCCGCACCCCGGCGGACTACACGTCGCAGCAGATCATCGACGCCTCCGCCGACTACGTCGAAGCTCAGGCCGCCTACCTCACCCACCCCAACGACGACACCCGGGGCGACTACGAGTCGGCCCGGGACCGCCTGCAGGCGGCCCGGCTCGACCACCGGCAGCACCGCACCGGCGGGTTCGTCATCGGCGCAGCAGCACGGAGGGTCTGACCATGGCCGTTACCGTCTCGGGCCTGTACGTGGCCAACATGATCGACGTCCTCGACGCCACCCAGCTCGCCATCGACCTCAGCCTCACCTCGCACAAGCTGTCCCTGCTGTCGAACTCGGCCACCCCGAACTTCGACACCGACGTCACGTGGAACAGCACCAACGAGGTGTTCGGTACCGGCTGGGCCACCGGCGGTGTCGCTTTGTCCGCCGCAGCCGCAGGCGGCACCTCGGCCGTCCCGACCCTGACGATCTCCCCGACCGGCACGGCCATGTACGACATGAACGACGTGGCCGTGGCATCGACCACCCTCACCAACGCCCGCGCGGTCCGGCTCTACGCGGACGCACTCGCCGGCGACAACCTCATCGTGCTGGTCAACTTCGGGGCAGACTTCTCGACCAGCAACGGCACGTTCGGCATCCAGTGGGCCGCCGCCGGTGTCTTCACGATCGACCTGACCCCCTGACATGGGCCTCCCCCTGTACGACGCCTCCGTGCGCACCTCGCAGGTCACCTCCGGGCAGGTGCTCTGCGCACTGCTCGGCCCTACCGGCGCGGTCGGGACCGCACGCGCCATCCGTATCCGGCAGGTCATCATCAGCAACACCACGGCGACAGGGTTCGGGGTAGGGCTGGGCCTGGCCGGTGGTGCCGGCGCAACCCCCGGCGGAGGCGCCGGTTCACCACCCGGCGTTCGCAGAGGATCCTCCGCGATCGACACCCCCTCCGTGGCGGCGAACCTCTACACCACCTACGCCACCCAGCCCACCGTCCCCTCGATCTACGCCTTCCGGCTGTGGGTTCCCGGGTCGTCGATGGTCGTGCTGCCGTTCGCGGACGGTGACGAGCTGGTGGTCCCACCGGCGGCCACCCCGCTGCCCTTCTGCATCTGGAACACCGGCACCGGGCAGATTGCCGACGTGTCGCTCACCTGGGAGGAGTAGCCCATGGGGGTGGTCGGTCCCGGAGGTGGAACCACCTACGTCGGACCCATCGTCGGACCAGGCGCCCGGCCGCAGGCCATCCCCGTCCTCTACACGCAGGCCGCCGCCGACGCCACGATCGCCCCGGCCGCAGTCGCCGCCACCACCAGCATCCCCGTCGCCGGCGGCACCTTCTGGCAGCAGACATTCGACCAGGGCACCAACGGCGCCACGATCACCACCGGCAACTCCGACGGTGCCGGCACCACCCCGGATTCGAACCCGTTCACGTTCGTGTCGATCGCCGCGACCGGCACGGCCACCTACTCGACCACCGCCTTCCGGGGGGCCATGGCCGGGCGGTTCTCCTCCGGCGGCACCGCCGGTCTGGTCTACGGGGAGCGGCTGCTCGGTACGAACTCCGCGCAGCCGTTGTACGTGCGCCTCCGCTTCCAGATGCCCGTCCTGCCCGGCGACTCGACCGGCATCCGCCCCATGGTCATCACCGACGGGGTCGGCGCGTTCCAGCTCGACATCCGCCTGAACAACGCGGGCAAGGCCGCCCTCTACACCGGCACCGGCTCCCTGGTCGCACTGTCGACCACCACCTACGCGGCAGGTGACTGGGTCGACGTCGGCGCCTCGCTGAAGACGATCTCCGCTTCCGTGGGCGTGTCCGAGCTGGTGCTGTTCAACGCCGGCGGCAGCATCATCGAGACCATCACCTCCGGGTCGATCGACACCATCCGGGGCGGCGGCGCGCAGAAGCTGCAGGTCGGCATGATCCGCTCCGGGATCACCTCGTTCGCCGTTCTGATCGACGACGTGGCCATCAGCACCGCCGGGTACCCGCAGTGGCCGACCTCGACCGGGACGACCGCGCTCCCGGCCAGCGTCACCACGACCGCCGCGATCACAGCCCCCGCCTTGTGGTCCGACAGCAGCCCGACACCGGCCGCCGTCCCGGCCGTGAGCACCGTCAGCGGCCCCCTGCTCCTCTCCGATACGTCGGTAACCCCGGGCGTGGTCCCGGCCGTGACGGCGATCCCAGCCGCCGCCGCGCAGGTCTCCCGCACCAGCACCCCCGCCGTGGTGTCGGCCGTGACCGCCGTGCCCGCACCGACTGTGAGGCTCGGCGTCCTCCCGGCACCGGCCGTGGTCACTGCGGTGACCGGGGTGGGCGCGACCACGAGAACCGCAACCGTCCAGTTGACCGCGACCGCCGTGCCCGCCGTGACCTCGGTGCCGGCACCCGCGACGCAGACGGGCAGCACCCTCGCCCCGCCGACCGTCGCAGCAGCAACCGTGCTGCCGGGCGCGACACCGGCCGGGAGCACCACGGCTGGGGGGAACACGGTGGTAGCTGCCGTTACCGTCCCCTCGCACGCGGTAGGCGCCGGTGCCGGCGCGGCCCCCACGACCGTGGCCGCCGTGACCACGGTCCCCGCCCCCGCACTGGCATCCGCCGCCGCAACGATCCCCGGCACCGTGGCCGCTGCCACCGCGATCCCCACTCCGACCGTGGCGACGTCGGCCGCCGGTACAGCAGCACCGCCGACGGTCACAGCCACCTCGAGCATTCCGGCCCCGGCCCTGTCGACCGGGCTCACCGCCGCCCCGGCCGTGGTTGCTGCAGCAACCACAGTGCCCCCACCCACGGTCCGGCTGGCTGTCCTCCCCGCACCCGCGCGGGTCGCCGCCGTGACCGCAATCCCCGCACCAGGTCCCCATACGGGGTCCACCGTCCTGCCCGGCACGGTCACCGCACTGACCACCGTCGGCTCCCCGCAGGCAGGGGCGGGCAACGCCGCCCAGCCCCCACCGGTCACCGCGACCGCAACTGTGGGCGCGCCGGCGCTGACGACCTCGACGATCAGCAGCCCCGCCACCGTCACAGGTGCCGCCGCGATCACCGCCCCCGCTCTCACCGCAGCAACCCTCCCCACCCCCGCACCAGTGGCCGGGACGGCGAGCATCCCCGGCGCGGAGATCCAGCGGACGGCCCTGGCCACCCCCGGGGTGGTCGCCGCAACCTCGGGCATCCCGGCGCCGGTCGTGGGGTCGGAGAACCGCGCGCTCCCCGGCACGGTCGCCGCGACCTCGGGCATCCCGGCCGCGACCATCCGGCTGTCCTCCGCCGTCACCCCGGCCACAGTCGGTGCGCTCGCCCAGATCGCCGCCGTGCAGGCCCTTACCTCGGTCCGGCTCGCCCCCAGCACGGTGACCGCCACCTCGACGATCGGCGGGGCCGCGTCCGGACGGGTCGGCATCCTGCCCCTCGCCGTGACCGCGACGACCACGATCGGCGGGGCCGTACGCATCGGCATCGCCGTCCCCGCGATCACCGTCACCGCCTGGGCGGCCATCCCCGAGCCCAAGCACACGGTCGGGCAGGTAGTCACCGCCACCGGCACCTACGAGCTGGGGGGCCTACCGCAGCCGCACAGCCTGGCCACCACCGCCCAGACCGGGATCTTGACCAACACGCCGGCGACGGCGACCGTCACCAGCAGCAGCCCGGCACCGGTGGCGGTGACCGGGGAGTCCCCGCCCGGAAGGGTCACCTGATGTCCCAGACCGTCTACACCGTCGGCAACCCGATCACCTCCCGCATCAAGCTCGGCGTCACCCCCGACGTGTCGACGATCGTCACGCTGCAGGTGCTCCGCCCCGACGGCACTGCCATCGCAACCCCGGCAATCTCCGCCTGGTCCGGTGACGGCGGCGACGAGAAAGCCGCCCAGTGGTACGCCACCAACGACGGCCAGTCCGGCGGCCTCGTCGACCTGGCCGACGGCGACTGGGTTGCCATCTGGTCCGTGACCGGGACCGGGGCGGTGGTGGCCGCGAAGGTCTTCAACGTTGTGCCCCTGCCCGCCGCCGGCGCACGCCCCGAGTGGTTGCCGTTCCTCTCCCAGGTGGCCGGGCACGTCCCGTGGCTGACCGTCGACCAGGTGACCGTGGGCTCCGACCTGTACCTCAACACCTTCAACGGCAACACCCAACCAACCGACGAGACCGCGCAGCAGCACATCGACCAGGCGGCCACCCCCGTCGTCGCCATCATCACCTCACTGCCCGCCCGGCTGATCCCGTTCGCCCGGGCGGTGGTCGCACTCCGCGCGGCAGCATCCATTGCCCGCGCCTTCCCGAACCGGTTCGACAACGCACTCGCCATCGCCGCAGCCCTCGACAAGCAGGCCACCTCCGACTACAAGATCCTCACCGAGCAGCTCGAGGACGAGGGGGTTGTGCCCGGCGAGGCCGGCAAGCCCTGGTGGTCGTTCCCCACCCCGGTCGCCTACCCGGGCGACCACAACCTGTGAAGGAGTAACACCCATGGCCGACTACCCGGCGCAGGGCACGCGAGGCTCGCAGTCCCCGACCGCGCTCACCCGGCGCACCGGCTCCGCCGCCTCCGACCGAGTCCCCGCCGCCTCGCGGGTCGTCTTCAACAACACCGGTGCCGGCACGCACGTCATCACCCTCACCAACACCGGCACCTACAAGGGCCGCACGGTCGGCAACGTCACGATCAACGTGGCCGCCGGCGCGGGCGCCGAATACACCATCGACCCGGACCTCGACGGTGACGGCGACGGGTACGTGGCCGTCGCCATCGACGGCACCGCCACCGAGGTCACCTACTTCGTCCTGGGAGCCTGATCATGGTCTACGAACCCCGCGACTACACCGCCCTCGTCGTCATCACCCACAACGCGGCGGCCGTGGCCTTCCCCGGCGACGGCGTCACCCGCTACCAGGTCGAGGGCCTGGGGCTCAAGGTCGGCGTGCAGGTCAAGCCCGAGCGGACCGGACTGGTCGACCTGCCGGACAAGGGCGACACCCGCGACGCCTGGTACAACTACGCGGTCAACCAGCCGGAGGTGGACGTCGCCTCCCTCGACGACATGACCCGCGCGCAGCTCATCGCGGCATTCTCCGGTGAGGAGCCCGCCGAGGAGGTCGTCCTCACCCCGCCGGCGCACAACGCGAAGAAGGCGGACTGGGTCGCCTACGCCATCCGCCGGGAGCCCGCGCTCACCGAGGAGGACGCCAACAAACTGACCCGCGAGGAGCTGATCGCCCGGTACGACACTGGCGGCACGCTCGACCAGGAGGAGTCGCAGGGCCTTCAGCGGGTGCCGGTCGTCGACCCCGACGCCGACGGCCAGCCGAAGCAGAAGTAGCCGGTCGTGGTCCGCTTCGTCTGGGACCGGGGGTGGGAGGGCACCCTCAAGCGCGAGGGCAAGTCGCGCGTGGCCGCTGCCGCCGGCATGGGCCGGGAGGAGATGAAGCGCAACATGCCCGTCTCCGAGGACGGCTCCGGCGGGCGCCCGCCCGGGTATGCCCGCGCCAGCGTCGAGGTCATCGAGGGCGGGTCCGGGCCGGGCTACTACTTCGACGCCGGCGCGACCGCGCGGACCGAGGACGGCTTCCCCTACCCCGCCGTGCTCGAGTTCGGGTCGGCCCCGCACGTCATCACGTCGAAGGGCGACTACCCGCTGCGGGACAAGCACGGCAACGTGTTCGGCAAGACCGTCAACCACCCGGGCACGCCGGAGTACGCCTGGTGCCGGCGGGCCATCGCGGAGATTGAGGGGCGGGAGCTGTGACCTCAGTTGCCGACGCGGAGGCCGTTGCCTGCGAGTGGATCAACAGCCGGTCGGGGACGCTGGTCGGCCCGACCCACCCGCTGGCCAAGGGCGCGCTCCTGAACCGCATGGAGGGCCACCCGCCCGCACCGTACGCGTACGTGTCCGCGCCCACCCCGGCGACGAGGGCGTTCGGCGTGGAGTCGCCGGCGATGCGCGCACCCGTGTCGTTCCAGGTCTACGCCGCGTCGAAGCAGGGGGCGTGTGACGGGGCCATGGCCCTGGTCGAGGAGATGATCACGGAGCTTGACGGGGTGGCGAAGCTGATCACCCTGCCGCGCGGCGAGCAGGTGTGGATCCTGGTCGCGGACGAGATCGAGGGGCCTTCGTGGCAGCCCGACCTCAGGTCCCCCCGGTACGTCGTCACGGCCGACCTGTACTTGCAGCCGGAGTGACCGCCGCCCGCTGATCACTTTGTGACACGTGGTGGGCCGGGGCGGGAGTTGAACCCGCACTCACCCCTGACTGTGGGGGCCTCTGCCCGAGAGATGCCCAGCCCGCGACCCACCGGTGTTGCTCAGTGGGGGCTCCACGCCACTCAGGCAGATTCCTTGCGGACCCCGTGCTCCTGGCGCGCTTCGCTGATCTTTATACGCCACACCTGTGACGTCTTAGGTGCACAACCCGCGATCACCCCCCGGGATTGTGACTCACCTCACGAAAAAAGAGTGTCGGTCGACCTCACGCAGAACCCTCCCCAGCACTCACAGATTCCCGCACCGGCAAGAGCCGGAGGCGGGCCTCCCCAACCCCAAGGAGCCAAGGGCTCCGGAGAGGAACGCGGCCATGCCCGCAGCAGTTGTCCCCAAGAACGCACTCTCGCTCGGCGCCGGTTACCTGTACTGGGCGGCGATCGGAGTATCCGAGCCCGGCTGGACCGTTACCGGCTCCGTCTTCACCGACGCGTGGACCGGCTGGTCCCTGCTCGGCATCACCCGAGAAGGCCACGAGCTGACCTACGAGATCAACACCGACACCATCGAAGCGGCCGAGTACCTCGACCCGCTCATGTACGTCACCACCGGGCGTAACGGCGGCATGTCATTCGACATGATGCAGGTCCACGCCCAGAACTTCCGCCGGGCCATCAACGCCGGCACCCCGTCGACCACCGGCTCGGGCACCACGCTGCGCACCACCGTCCGCCCACCGGCGGCTGGTGCTGAGCTGCGCTGCCAGCTCGGCTGGGAGTCTCAGGCCAACGACGAGCGCCTGATCGCCATGCAGTGCTTCCAGTCCGGCACGATCTCCGTCCAGCGCCGCAAGGGCGCCGACAACGCGTCCATCCCGGTCGAGTACCGGTTCGAGATCGATGCCAACGGCGACCCCTTCCGCTACGAGACCGCAGGGACGCTCCGTGGCTGAGGCGATGAACGGCACCATCCTCAACGCGCAGGGCAGACCGTTCGGCCCGCCCCCCGGTGGGTGGCCTGCCGCACCCGCCACCGCGACCGCGCCGGCACAGCTCTCGTTCACCTCGCAGCCGCCGGTCAACGCCGCCTCGATGCACACCATCCAGCAGACGGAGGAGGGCGTCGCCCAGGACGACCCGGCCGCCGACCCGAACATGGTGCTGTTCAAGGTGCGCGGCTCCAACGACCCCGGCCGCTACTTCCGGATGTCCGACCGCATCGGCCTCATGCCGCTGCTGCGGTTCGCGCACTCGGCCCGAGGCGGCGTCGACTCGACAGACCCGAAGGCCCTCATCGCCCTGTACGACATGATCGCGGACTGCATCGACCAGAACCGGCCGCAGCGGCTCGCCATCAACCCCGAGACGGGGCAGGGCTACCTCGACCCGAACACCGGCCAACCGGCGATGGAGGATGCCGGCCCGTCCCAGTGGGACGACTTCCAGGACTACGCCACAGCCGAGAAGGCTGACGACGAAGACCTCATGGAAATGGTCGGGACGGTGATCGAGAAGATCTCGGCGCGCTCAAAAGCGCAGCGTGGCAGCTCGCCGGGTGGGCAGGCGCCCACCTCGACGAACTCGAAGGACGTCTCACCCTCGCAGGCCACCGCGCCGGCGACGGGTGGCCGGGTGCCCGAGGGCATGGAAGGGCTGGTCTCGGTCAGCTCTCTGGTCCAAGGTCAGCCCTAGACGAGCTGCCACTCCGGGTCATCCTCAACGTCGTCTACGCGCTCCTCGTCGATGGGCTCGACGCCAAGGAGCGTGAGCAGTTCGACGCTGACCTCGCCGCTGGCGTGGAAGGCGGCTGGGCGCAGGTCTCGCAGACCGCGCTCACGCGACTGGATCACATAGCCGACGTGCAGGAGGGCATCGAACCGACAGCCCGGGTCGAGGAGACCTAATGGCCGCATTGATGACCGTCTTTGCCCGCTTCCGGCCCGACACCACGGGGTTCAAGCAGGAGGCTGAGGCAAAACTCCGCGCGATGAATCTGGACGCCGCCTCCGGCCTGCTCGGTAAGCGGGCCGGCGCGGTGGCATCCAAGGCGTTTGGCGACTCGTTCGGTGACGGCGTGGGGAAGGCTGCCGAGGACGGATTCGCCAAGGACGGCAAGAGCACCGCCGCCGCCGAGAAATCCGGCAAGCGGTCCAGCGACGCCTTCGGCAAGGGCTTCGCCGACAGAGGCGGCACGTTCGCCCGGGTCATCGCCACCATGGTCGCCAAGACCACGGTGTTCGGTGCCGGCATCGCCACCGCCACCACGCCCGTCCTCAACTTCACAGCAGCTCTGCTCCCGGCGACGGGAGCCCTCCTCGCCGTGCCCGCAGCCCTTGCCGCTGCGAGCGCGGCGGCTTTCACGTTCAAGGCCGCGACCGACGGCGTCGGCAAGGCCATCAGCAAGGGCCTCGGGCCGGGCGGCGACGCCTATGAGAAGGCCCTCGACCTGCTGACGCCGGCACAGCGGAAGTTCACCGAGGAGGTCGTCAGCCTGGGCGACGCCCTCACCGAGATGAACGACCGTGCGGCGCAGCCGTTCTTCGAGAAGCTGATCGGGCAGGTGCGCCCGCTCGCGGACATCTACCTGCCGCTGCTGGGCGACAAGATGGCCAAGCTGGCACCCGAGATATCGCAGATCGGGCTGGAGTTCATCAACGTCGCCAAGCAGGGCGCAACGGTCAACACCGTGGCCTCCGTGTTCGACAAGACGTCGGCCTCCGTCAAGGCCGTGTCCGCGGTGACCGGCCCGGCGACGATCGCCCTGCGGGATCTCCTCGACGCCACCATCAACCGGTCGGCCAGTGTGTCCGCCGGCTTCCAGACCATGGCCCTGCGCGCAGCCGCCTACGTGTCCGAGGCGTCGAAGTCCGGCGCGGTCAACGACGCCATCGACTCCGGCATCACCGTCCTCAAGGATCTCGGGGCGATCCTGCGCGACGTCGGGTTCATCTTCGGCACCGTGTTCAACGCCGCCACCGCCGGGTCGAACACCCTGCTCGGCAACCTCCGCAGCCTGGTCAACCAGACCGCGAACTTCTTCTCCCAAGCCTCGACCGGGCAGGCGCTCACCGAGGTCTTCTCGACCCTGAACACCCTGGGCGCCGCCTTCCGCACCAGCCTCGGTGCGGTCCTCCCGGCGATCGCCACGTCACTGCAGGAGGTGGCACCGTCGCTGCGCGAGCTGGCGCCGGTGGCCGCGCAGCTCGTGGTCGCGCTCGCCCCGCTGCTGCCGTACTTCGTCCAGCTCACCAACATCGTCATCCAGGCGCTCATCCCCGGCCTGGCCGCCCTCGTCGGCTGGCTGTCCCGCAACGAAGAGGTGGCCAAGGTCATCGCCACCGTGCTCGGCGGCCTGGTCCTCTCGATGAAGGCGCACGCCGCAGCGACCGCAGTGTCCGCGACCGCCACCCGGAGCTGGGCCGCCGCAACGGCCGTGGCCGCCACCGCCAACAAGGTGTGGAACTCGACCTTCGTCACCCGCATCCGGGTGTGGGCGATTGACACCGCCGCGCAGATCAAGAACCTCGCCGCGACCTCCGCGAGCACCGTGGCCATCGGCGCGCAGCGCATCGCCATGGTCGCCTCGACCGTGGCGACCCGTATCGCTGCGATTTCGACCACCGCCTTCGGGGTCGCGCTCCGCTTCGCCATGGGACCGATCGGTCTCATCATCACGGCTGTCGCCCTGCTGGCTGCCGGCATCGTCTACCTCTACAAGAACAACGAGACGTTCCGGAAGATCGTCGACAAGGTCTGGGCGGCGATCAAGGTCGCGGTCAAGGCCACCGCCGACTTCATCACCGGTACGGTCTGGCCCGCGCTCAAGGCCGCCTGGTCGGGGATCGCCGCCGGCGCGATGTGGCTCTACAACAACGCGATCAAGCCAGCCTGGTCCGGGATCCAAACCGCTGTCGGAGTCGCCGTCGGCCTGGTCAAGGGCTACATCAGCATCGTCTCGGCCGTCTTCCGCACCGTGGCGGCCGTGGCGACCTGGCTCTACCAGAACATCTTCTCGCCGGTCTTCAAGGCAATCGCCAAGGTGATCGAGATCTGGTGGTTCGCGGTCCGGATCGTCTTCACGGCCTTCAAGAATGTCGGCGTGTTCCTGATCCAGAACACGATCAGAGGGGCGCAGAAGGTCTTCCAGGTGGTGTTTGGGGCGATCGTCGCATACATCCAGGGGTGGTGGGCTGGGGTCAAGTTCGTGTTCGGCCTGTTCACCCAGTACGTGGTCGGCCCGTGGGTGCGGACCGTACGAGCGATTGGCACGTTCTTCGCCAACGTCTTCACTGGCATCGCCAACTTCGTGTCCGGCTGGTGGCGGCGCATCCGTGACTACTTCATCAACCTCAAGAACTTCTGGACGACCGTCTTCTATCTCGCCGCCAACGCCCTCCGCGACAAGATCAACAACATCGTCGAGGCCGTCCGCGCCCGAGTCGCCGGCTGGGTCGAGAAGATCCGGGGCTACTTCAACGTCGTGGCCAACATCTGGCGCGGCCTGGCCTCGATCTTCACCGACGCCTACAACGCCAAGATCAAGCCCCTGTTCGACAGGTTCCTCGGCTTCATCAACAAGGACGTCGTCGGCGGATTCCGCACCGGAGTCAAGGCCATCGGCAAGGCATGGGAGGGCGTCCGCGACGCAGCCAAGAAGCCGGTCGCCTTCGTGGTCAACTCCGTGATCAACCCCTTCATCGGCGGGCTCAACGCCGCCGCGAAGTTCGTCGGCCTCAAGGATCAGCTCCCCAAGATCGCCGGATTCGCCGGCGGCGGGCGCATCCCCGGCCCCGACAGCCTGACCGGCGACAACCGGCTCGCCCGTATCAAGGGCACCGGCAAGGAGATCGCCGTAGCGACCGGCGAGTTCATCAACAACGTCCGGTCGACCCGCGCCAATCGGGGCCTGCTCGAGGTCATCAACCGCAAGCGCGGAAAGGTCTCGCGCAACGACGTCGATCCGTACCTCGACGGCTACGCCGACGGCGGCTCGGTCGGAGACAAGATCACCGGCTTCTTCGGCAAGGTCATCAAGGGCGCCAAGGGCCTCGGCAACTTCGTCACCAACCCCGGCGAGGGCCTGAAGAAGATCGCAGAGGCAGCCCTCTCCAAGATCCCCGGTGCGGACTCCGGCCTCGGCAAGACCGTCGCCGGCGCAGCCCGCAAGACGATCGGCGGGATCGGAGACTGGCTCAAGGACAAGGTCACCGGCGGGTTCGGGCTCACCGGCGGCAACGGCTCCTCGTTCGGCAAATGGCCGTCCAGCCCCGGCGCGCAGCGCGGCGACTCCGGGGTCTGGCGCCGGGTGGTCCAGCTCATCCGCTCGACCGGCCCCATGTCCGGCGCGTTCGGCAACGGCTACCGACCCGGCGACCCGAAGTGGCACGGGTCCGGCCGGGCGGTCGACTGGATGGGCTTCAACCAGGACCGGCTCGCCACCTACCTCGCCCGGCTCAAGCCCCTTGAGCTGATCCACCGGACCAACCAGCGCGACTACGCCTACACGAGGGGCCGCAACCGAGGCAGCTTCAACAACGCCCTGATGCAGGCCCACCGCAACCACATCCACATCGCGTTCAAGCTGGGCGGCCTGGTCGACAAGCTCTCCGGGATGATGGCCGGATTCCGCAACGGCGGACCGGTCAAGCTCATGGACCAGGGCGGCCGGTGGCCGTCCGGCACCGTCCGCGCCAACCAGTCCGGCTACGACGAGCACGTGCTCACCGGCGGCCCCGGCGGGGACATGGCGCAGATGATCGCCCTGCTGGCCGCGATCCTCGACGCGCTCGGCGGGATGGGCGATGACGTGGCCGCAGCGCTCTCGACCAACGCGCGACGCGGCCTGCAGAAGGCCCGGAGCCTCGGCACCGGACAGGTGGTCAACCCGACATGACCGTCCTCATCCTCAACAAGCTCTACATCAACCGCGTCGACACGGGGGAGCTGATCTCCGGGGCGTCCGGGCGGGGGCGCACCCAGGCGTTCGGCTCCCCCGCCTACGAGAATCGGTCCTACGCCAACGGGCGGCAGCGGACGGTGAGCGCGGTCGGGGAAACCGGGCACATCCCCTACACCCTTATCCGCATGGACCTGGCCACCTGCCTGAAGCTGCGCCTCTGGAAGAAGATCACCGTCCAGGTGCGCGACCACCGAGGTCAGAAGTGGTTCGGCACGTTCGGGGCGGTCGACATCAGCGAGTACATGCCCGCCGACCTGTACGCCGCGTCCTTCACCCTCGACCTCGTGACCTTCACGGAAGGTGTCTGATGCAGCCCGTGGTCGATGGCCCCAGGGTCGGCGTGGTCACCTCAGCCCAGGTGGTCGACCTCCTGCAGAAGTCGGCCTCGACCACCATCGGCGCCGGGCTTGAACTGGTCGACCTCGCCGGCAACGTCCTTGAAGATCTCTCCGGGGATCTGGCCGGGGGCGGGATCACCCGCAACAGCTACGCCGACCTGCACGCCTCCGCGCACTTCGACCTGTCCCGGCAGCTCGCCTGGGGCGCCGACCTCGTCCGCCCGTACGTGACCGTCGCGGACAACGCCAGCACCGCCCGGTTCAACCTGGGCGTCTACCACCTCTCGACCCCGAACCGGCCGCGAGGCTCGGACATCACCACCTACTCGGTCGACGGCTACGACCTGCTCCTCCGCCTGAACCAGCCGGTCGGGGACGCCTTCTCTGTCGCGGCCGGCACCTCCTACCTCACCGCGATCAAGGGCATCCTCGCCCAGCTCGGCTACGTCCTCGTGATCGTCGACCCGGCCGCCGCCGACAAGGTGCTCCCCACCCCGAGAGCCTGGGTCTTTGACGACCAGGTCACCTGGCTGCGGATCGTGAACGAGCTGCTGGCCTCGATCGGGTACGCCGGCATCTGGTCAGACTGGAACGGCTACCTGCGCTGCCACCCGTACGTGCTCCCCCAGGACCGGGCCATCGAGTGGACCTACACCGATGACGTGGCATCGACGATGCTCGCCGCCGGCGGCGAGATCATCGAGGACTACTTCACCGCCCCCAACCGGTGGGTGGTGTTCCGATCCAACGTCGCTGACGACGTCGCCCCCGTCGAGGGCGCCGGGATCTACACGTACGTGAACGAGACGATCGGGAAGACCTCGGTGGCCGAGCGCGGCGGCCTGGTCATCACCAAGGTCATCGGGGTCGACGCCGCCGACCAGCCGTCCCTCATCGCGGCCGCGAACCAGATCATCCAGCAGGACACCTCGATCCCGGAGGTGTGGAACATCAGCACCGCCCTCAACCCGCTGCACTGGCACTTCGATCGCATCTACGTGAAGGACGCGTACGGGATCGTCGATGCGCAGGTCACGAGCTGGTCCTACAAGTTCGCGCCCGATATCAGTGACATGGAGCAGGAGTGGCGGGTGATCGCCCGGTGAGCTACGACGACGAGTTGATCCGGATCATCGACGAGCGCATGTCGCTCTACAAGATGAAGACGGTCAGCCAGGGCACCTGCATCACCCGCGACACCGAAGGCCCCGGTGCGACCGTCACCTTCGACGGCGCCACCTCGCCCGTCTCGGTCAAGGTCATGGGCGACTGCTTCTGCCAGCCCGACGATCGGGTGGTGGCCGGGAAGTACGGGTCGGACTGGCTGATCATCGGCTCGTTCTCCTCGACCGCTTTCGGGGAAGCGAACCGGGCACTGGACAACCTGTCCGTGGCCACCGGCGCGCTGACCTCGAGCACGTTCGTCGACCTCACCGAGTTCGGCACCGTGCAGTTCGACAAGACGTTCGACAACACGTTCGTCCGCATGGGCCTTCAAGCCCAGGCGTTCGTGACAGGTGCGACAGCCAAGCCGTTCTGGGCGCTGCGGTTCACCCCGATCGCCGGCGGGATCGGCTACACCCCCGCCGACATCCCGTTCGGCGGCATCAACATCAACCAGCTCTCGACGCATACCAGCTACACCACCTTCCGCCGGGTCACCAACATCCCCGCCGGGTCGTACACCGTGAGCATGAGGTGGAGGAGGGTGTCGGGCTCCGGGTCGGTCTTCGCCGACACCAACGACTCGTACGCCGTCGAGCTGGACGAGAACGTCCGCGCATCCGTCCCGATCCTGTAGGGGGAGGCCATGGCCACCGTCACCACGACCACCATCACTGACTCGATCGCCGTCCCCGGGAATGCGCCGATCGTCCGCTCGTACCTGGCCGGGTCGCTCGACTACCTGTTCGTTGCGGTGCGCACCGCGACCGACACCCTGACCATCTACCGGTCGACGAACTCCGGCAGCTCGTGGTCCTCCTACTCGACCTACACGCACACGGGCCTGGCCGAGTGGTCCTCCCTGTTCATCGACTTCAACGGGTTCATGAATCTCGCCTACCGGGTGAGCACGACCGGCGGCGGCGGCACCGACACGATCTGGTACGTCCGGATGCGGGTGTCGAACGGGTCGTGGTCGAGCCCGTTGCAGACCTCGGGCAGCGACTCGAACGGCGGCACCGCCGGCGCGACCTGGCAGGGAGTCGACATCGCGTGCGTCCGCAACCCGAACGGGTCGATGGCCATCGCCGTCGCCGGGGCGCGCACCCAGGGCACCACCCGGTACGGGGTAACCGTCATGGGCGTGTCGGTCACCGAGGACGGAAGCATCTACCTCAACAACAACATCGTGTCGACCAACCGATCGTTCTGGATCTCCGGCACCGCGCCCGGTCGGTCCGGGGTGTCGATCGACATCGAGCACACCGGGAACGGCTTCTCGGGGTCGACCCCGAACCTGTGGCTGACCTGGGGGCGCAACACCACCCGCATGGTCAAGATGACGTGGAAGGGCTCGGCTCAGGGATGGCAGGGGCCTTCGTCGGACATCACCCTGCGGGCGACCAACCCGACCTCGCTGGACGCGGTCGCCGGCAGGTGGGACGGCGCCCGGTGGATGGTCCCGATCCCCTCGCCCGACGACACCACCAGGCTGCGCATCTACCAGCGGAACCAGGCGAACACCGCGACCATCACGATCGACACCCCCGTGCACCCGCAGGGCACGATCCGCCGGTTCGCCCTGTCGTACGACTTCGTCACCCGCAACCTCAGGGCGTTCGCGGTCGGCACCAGCACCGACGTCCTCTACTACGTCGACTACGTGCGGCAGACCGCGAGCTGGACATCCTGGCTGACCGTCGTCGCCTCTGCCGTGTCCAGCTCCGGGCAGGAGTGGGGGGTGCGCCGGGGCGGCTCCTCGGACAACGCCCGGATCGACATCATCACGAACTCCGGCGCCTCCTCCCCGTTCACGGTCACCCACACCGCGCAGACCGTGTCGACAGCCCCGGCCATCGCCCGGTTCGACTACTCGGCCGTGCCGTACCTGAACGGTGGTGCCGCCGACGTCGCCGCCACCCTCACCCTGAACTGGATCTTCTCGGACCAGGACCCGGGGCAGACTCAGGGCTCCTACGCGATCAGCCGGCAGATCGGTGTCGGCACGCTCGCCTACTGGAACGCGACCTCGAGCACGTGGGTTGCCAGCGAGGTGCAGAACTCCTCGACGACGCCGTCCGTGACCTTCGCATCGGCGTGGGCGTCCGGGACTGACGACCCGTACACGTTCCGGGTGAAGGTGTGGGACTCGACGGGGCTGACCTCCGCCGGCTACTCCGACGCCCTGCAGCTCACCCCATCGGTCAAGGTCAACCCGACGATCGTGACCCCCGTGGCCGCGTCGACGATCACCTCAGACACGGTGACCATGACGTGGACGGTGGCGGAGGAGACCGCGATCCGGGTGACCCTGTTCGACACCACCAACGGGGTGTTCCTCCACGACTCCGGGAAGATCAACTACACGGGGACGTCGTACACCGTGCCGGTGCGGGTCTCGACCGGCACGGCCTGCAACCTCAGCCTGTGGACCTACAACAACGAAGGGTTGGCCAGCACCCAGCAGACCAGGGCCTTCAACGTGGCCTACGCGGTCCCGCCAGCGGTCACCTCGACGTTCGTCCCCTCGACCACCCTGGGAACCATCACCGTCACCCCCGTCGTCCTCGCGCCGGTGGGCGCGCAGCCGGCGATCGTCGACCAGGACTTGTGGCGCCGCGAGGCCACCACCCCCGTGCTCAACCCGAACCCGTCGATGGACGGGAACATCACCGGGTGGGCGTACGGCGGTGGAGGAACCCCCGGCACCCTGTCGTACTCGACCACCCAGGCCCACGACGGCCCCGGGTCGGTCCGCTACGTGCCCAACGCCGCCGGGTCTGCGCTGCCTCAGGTCGAGCAGGCCACCTACATCGACATCGTGCCTGGCCAGCTCTACTACGCGTCGGCGTGGATGCGACCCGACACGGTCAACAAACCCCTCGTCCTATTGATCAACTACTACACGGCTGGGCTGGCGTTCATCTCCTCGATCACCTACGTCATGAGCAACATCGTCGCCGGCGGGTGGCACTTCCTGGAGTTCTACGCCGACCCCGGAGCAGTGCCCACGGCCACGAAGTTGCGGGTCGCCGTCGGGGAGTCCTCGACCCCGGCCGCCGTCGACGCCTTCTACGCCGACGAGATCAAGATCGAGGTCTACAACCCTGACCTCGGCGTCAGGCTGAAGCAGGACTCCGCGCCCGGAGCTTCCTACCCCGACTGGGGGCCACGGCACGGCGTCGAGCACGAGTACCGCTGGATTACCACGGGTGCGAACGGGACCACCGGCATCGGCCCGTGGACAAGCTGAGAGGAACACCATGCCCACCGACCTCGGAGCACACACCTGGCTTCAGCTCATCGGCGTCCAGGGGGAAACCCCGGAGAACCTCATGGTCTACGCCGGCAGGCTCATCGGCCTCACCGAGCAGCAGGTCGCCGTCTTCCCCACCGACCACTTCGACATCCTGATCATCGACGGCCAGCAGGTGCCCGGCTACTACACCTCCCCGGGCGGCAACGAGCACTTCTGGTTCATGCAGCCGTTCCCCGACCCGAACCAGCAGGCCGTCGACATCATCCCCGGCCAGCAGGGCTGGGCCGACCCGAACGCCAAGCAGGTCTACTACAACATCGGCTCCGCCCTGCTCGGCCTGGGCGTGCCCGGTGCGAACGTCCGCGCCGGCCTCAAGCAGCTCTACGACGCCGCCGTCCAGAACCACGTCACCCAGCAGCAGGGCGGATCATGACCGTAACGCTCGGGGACTACGCCCAGTGGCAGGAAACTCTGACGCCGGCGGATTTCGTGCGCGCAGGTCTCGACGGCATCAACTTCAAGACCTCCCACGGGCTCGGCCAGAAGAGTGTGCACCCGAAGATCGTGCAGCGCATCACCGAGGCCCGAGCACTGCGGATGCCGATCGCCTCGTTCCACTACCTGACCGCTGAGGGGTCCGGCCGCGCGCAGGCCGAGTACGCGTACTCGCGCCTGGTCGCGCTCGGCCTGCAGCACAACACCGTGCACCAGGTCGACTGCGAGGCAGACGCCACCTACCCGATCCTCGCCGAGTACGTCACCACCATGCGCAAATTGCTCGGTCGCCCCGTGGTGATCTATTCGGCAGACTGGTGGTGGATCCCACGAGGATGGGCCGGGAGCACGCTCAGCCCGTACGTGTGGTCCGCGCCCAACACCGGGTACACCACTGGGTACCCGGGAGACACGTCGCCGCTGTGGGCCTGTGGATGGGGCGGATGGCCGACCATGGCCATCCTGCAGTATGAGGTCGGCCCTCTCCGCTACCCGGACGGCACGACCAGCGGCAAAACCGAGGTGAGCAAGTCTGCGATCCGCGACCTCGCGGTGTGGGCCGCTCTGGCAGGAGGACAGATGACACAGCCCGTGTGCGACGTCGGAGACCTCGAGCAGTTCTCCGGCGCGACCGTGGCCGACCCGTGGCTGAGCCCGCAGGGCTGGCCGGTGACGACAACCCTGAAGGAGTGGCGGCCCGAGCTGCCACCGGGAATGCCCCGGGCGGTGGCGGCGCGCGCGGCGTGGCTGGTGGTGCCGGCGCTTAACGCCCTGCTCGCGGAGCTGAACGACGTCGCCCCCGACCGGGACAAGTCCTCGGACGGGTCGATCGGGGACACCAGCCACTCGGCCCGGCCGTCCGGGCATAACCCCGACGAGACCGGCAGCCCTGAGGACACCGACTCTGACAGCATCAACGAGGTCAGGGCCAGGGACTTCGACAAGGACTTGAACCGGCCCGGCCTGTCGATGGAGATGGTGGCTCAGTACCTCGTGGCCGAGTGCCGCGCGGGCCGGATCACGTGGATCAAGTACCTGATCTTCAACAAGCGCATCTGGCGTGCCGCCACGGGGTGGGTCACCCAGGTCTACACCGGGTCCAACCCGCACGACCACCACATGCATGTGTCCTGCAAGTCGGACACGACCAGCGAGAACACCACACGGAAGGTTGGCCTGGCCAGCCTTGTCGAGGAGGACGAGTTCATGGCATTCATCGAGAACCGCAGCCAGTTCCAGGCGGAGCTGACGGCCTGGGCGGAGACCGGCGCCGGTCGCAACGCCCTCGCTGTCGCCGTGCTGGCCCACGACCCCGGGAAGAACACTGACGGGTCGGTCAAGCCGGGCGGGGTGGCCAACCCGGGTGACGACGCGGCGACCAACCCGACGATCGGCCCCGGTTGGGCGCTGAACCGGGCGGCCGTGTCCGCGATCCTCGCCTACCAGATCCGCGACCGGGCCGACGCCGCGAACCGGGCGCTTGCCAGTCTGGCCACCACGGTCGGGCAGGTGCTCGCCAAGGTCACCCAGGATGACGGCGACCGGGCCGCGATCGAGCAGGAGATCGCAGAGGTGCAGGCCGCCCTTGCCGGCACACCGCAGGCGACGGTAGACGCGCTCGGCGCCTCGGATGCCAGCCCGGAGGAGAAGGCGGCCCTGCTGCGCGCCGCCCTCGGCGCGGACGCGGTCGAAGTCGGCCAGCTTCTGGCGGCGGGCTGAGATCATGCCGCTGCGGAGGACGTACCGCGCGCTCAGGCACCAGGTCGGCTACCGGGGGACAGTCCTGCTGGCGTTCGGATTCCTTGACCTCGGCTACGGGTACGGCCTGCTGTACCCGGACCGGGCCACGTCGCGCGGTCCGTCCTTCGCCTACTACGACAGCGTGCTGTCGAGCAACATCTGGGGCCTGCTCTGGCTCATCGCCGGCGTCGTCCTGATCTGGCACGCCTTCCGGCGGGACGACAAGGTCGGCTACGTGGTGGCGATCGTCGTGAAGGTGTGGTGGTCGTCATTCAACCTGATCGGCTGGTGGACGTGGCCGGGCATGGAACGAGGATGGGTCACGGGTGTGATCTTCGCGGTGTTCGGGGTGTTCGTGTTCAGTGAGGCGTCCCGCCCGGAGCCGCACCCTCATGTGCCGGAGCTGGACGACGAGGAGATCGAATGAGGTTGGAGACCCGAGACTTCTTGTCGATCCTGGCGCTGCTCGCGTCGGTCGTGCTGGGCGTCATCACCGCGCGCAACGGCCGACGCGGTGTCGAGACCGGGCAGGAGAACCTGAAGCTGCAGAAGCTTAAGCACACCGAGGACCGGGTCACCGAGCTGGAGGGCAAGGTCGCCAAGGCCAACGGCACGATCGAGTCGTTGCAGCGCAAGCTGCGGGTGACGACAGAGCTGGCCGACCAGGCAACCGCCGAGTGGACCGCCTTATCGATCTTCATACACCGGCCCGGGATGACCCTCGACCGGGTGAAGGATTACGTCGGCCCGCCCACCGCCGAGCCGGCGACCGGTGGGGGAAGGCCGAGCAAGTGACCGACCCGCCCGGTTGGACGACGGCGACTCTCCACGCCCACATGGCGGAGATCATCCAACTGTTCCGGCAGCAGATCGACCGGCAGTGGGCGGATGAACGCCGGGCCGTTGACATTGCGCTCCGAGCCCACGACGAGGCACTGAGGGTCGCCGCACTCACCTCCGAGAAGGCGATCACCGCCGCCCTCGCCGCGCAGAAGGAAGCCGTCGGGATCGCCCAGGCTTTCGCGGACCAGCGGGCCGCGTCGATGAACGAGTGGCGCAAGTCCCTCGATGACGTCCTCACCAAGGCCATGCCCCGGCAGGAGGCGGAGGCCGCGATCCAGCGGGCCACCGAACGCATCCAGGAGTTGGTGCTGAACCAGCAGCACATGGTGTCCCGGCAGGAGTTGGACATGGCCCGGACCCGGGACGCCGAACGCATCACCGAGCAGAGCGCCAGGATCACGGAGCTGACCACGCGGCTGACCAAGGTCGAGTCGTTGGCCGCCGGCGCGGACAAGAACCGGGCGGCGATCTTCGCCGCTCTCGGCATCGCCACCAGCCTCATCGTCGCCGTGATCGTGGTGCTCAACTTCATCACCCGGGCGTAGCCCGCAAGGAGGACGACCATGACCTCATCCGACCAGCCCACCCCCGGCTTTGACTCCGAGCTGGCGATCCGAGCCGTCTCGGCCACGACCTGGGCGCTCACCGCACCGCTGGTGTGGACGGGCAACCAGGGCGACACGTTCACCGTGCCGGCAGGGTTCGTGACCGACTTCGCCACCTCGCCGCGCATCCTCCACTGGCGGGTGCTGCCGTACGGCCCGTACACCCGGGCGGCTGTCCTGCACGACTGGCTGCTTGTGTCTCTGGCCGAGTGGCAGCAGGTCGCGGACACCGACATCGGGAACGCGGGCCGCCCGCCGGCGAACTCCCGCGACACCGACGGCATCTTCCGGGTGGCGATGCGGCACCTCGGCACCCCGTGGGCCACCCGGTGGACCATGTGGGCTGCGGTCCGGCTCGCCGCCCTGACCAACCACCGGCGGGCGTACGGTCGGCAGTTCGCCCGAGACCTGCCCCGGGTGGCCGGGATCTGCCTCATCGCCATCCCGATCAACATCCTCGGCGTGGTCGGCGTCGGCCTGTCCCTGCTCCTCGGGGCGCCGTTCGGTCTGATCAAGCCGCGTCGACACTGATCGATCTACTATCAGCCTGACCCGCACGAACCCCTGGGAGGGGACATGACCACACCCACGCCGCAGCCCGAGAAGACCTCGGTCGGCAACACCGGCGCCTCACTGCTCCGCACCTACGTCATGCTCGGCGTCGGCTACTTCCTGACCTGGCTGGCCCGCCGCAACAACATCGTCCTCGACGAGCAGTCGTCGCAGGCCCTGGTGCTCGGCATCAGCGGTCTGATCACCGCCGCCTACTACACGGTGGTGCGGCTGCTCGAATCGAAGTCGAAGGTGTTCGGCTGGTTCCTCGGCCTGGCCACCTCCCCGAAGTACGCGCCGACGGACGCACCCGCGCAGACCCCGGCCGCTCCCTGATCTACCGCCACCTCTGGTACGCTGCGGTTGCAGACCAGGGCCGTCCGTCCCCCTGCAGCGCCGGCGCAGGCGCACCCCCCGGCCTCGTCCTCGGCCCCCGCGCATCCCCAAGGACGGGGCCGCATAATCTACAAAAAACACACCGCAGGTAGACCGTGAGCCCCCGGCCCGCATCCAGCAATGGAGCGGTACCCGGGGGCTCTCGCACGTGGCGGAAAATTGGTAGGGTTCATGCATGACCTTCTATCGACGAGCAGCCGTTGCGGCTGCCGCCCTCGCCCTGACCGGTGTCTCGCTGTTCTCCGCCCCGCAGCAGGCTTCCGCCGGCGTCCCGCCCACTCCCGAAGGCCCCTCGGCCAAGCAGGTCCAGGACGCGGCCCGGGCCAAGCCCGCCAACTGCCCGGCCAGCTCCCTGTGCATGTACAACGACGCGAACTACTACGGCGGCCAGGACAACCGGCTCGCCCGCGCCAACGGCACCTGTGACGGCGTGGCGTACAACGACCAGATCAGCTCGATCTGGAACGGCTCCGGCAAGAGCGTCCGGTTCTACAACGACGCCGGGTGCACGGGGCAGGCATACTCGCTGCCCAACGGCAGCGGGTCGGCGTACCTGACGATCACCCACCCCACTCAGTCGGACGAGATCACCTCGTTCAAGTGGGGCGCCTGACCTTCCCCCTTCCCCGCAGCGCCCCCGGTCTTTTCCCAGGCCGGGGGCGCTTTTTTGTGCCCGGACCACTTGACCCTCATTGGTCGCGCGTGCGAGAATAAACAGGTAAGCAAGACACCGGGAACCATCACCCAGAAGGAGAAAGTCATGGCCACCACCACGAAGCCCCGCCTCAGCTACCGGGGCCAGGCGTTCGCCGCCGCCGACACCCACAACGTCACCCTCGCGGTCGACGACACCCAGCCGGGCCTCACCGGCACGGCCACCGCCCCGGCGGGCTTCGTGTTCACGGCCAGCAGCACCCACACAATCTCCTTCGCCTACGACGGCAAGCGTGAGGCCGCCTGGCCGAAGCTGGCCAAGCTCATGAAGGCCGGGACCTCCCCGTGCACCTGCACGGCCTGCACGCTGGCCCTCGCCGTGGCCGACCCCGCCCCGACCGGTCTGGTCTCCGCGACTGGCATCCTCACCGGCCTGGCCGACGCCGTCATCGGCACCCTCACCGCCCGGCAGCAGGCCGGGTACAAGCGCACCAGCCGCCCCTACGGCCCGTACCTGGCGGCCGACGTCCGCGCCGACTACCACAAGGGCTGGGCGCTCGCCGGTGCCAAGACGGCCATCCCCGCCGACGCCTCGTCCGCCCTGCAGGCCGGGTTCTGGGACCGCAAGGCCAGCGCTGCCCCGTGGTCCTCCCTGGCCGCCTGACCTCTTCCGGTGGAGCCCCGGCACTGCGACAGGCCGGGGCTTTCTCCTGGGAACCCTTGACCCCGGTGGTCTCGCGTGCGAGACTAGACAGGTAAGCGAGAGACGACAGAAAGAAGAGACCGATGATCCTCTCCGCCACCGCCCGCATCGTTTCCTTCGGCCGCCGGATCGGCGGGCAGATCCCCGTCACCGACCCGAACGGCCAGTTGATCGGCAAGGTCGACCTGGTCCGTGGGTTCGCCCACTACCACGGCATCGGCGCCCACGCCGGATTCACCGCCGTCATCCGCGACGGACTCCCCGGCCTCGAAAAGGCCCTGGCCGACGGCGTCCAGAACGGCCGCGACGACCGGAACTGAAACCCCCCGCCCTTGCACCACCTCTCCCCGAGGAGCACCCGATGATCGACACCCGCACCCTGCCCGAGCCCCGGATGAACTGGTCCCCGGTCGTCTCCCGTGGCCCGATCTGCGGCTACTGCAAGGCCCGCCACCTGAACGTCACCGCGATCCGCGACTGCTACGACGCCGGCCTGCGCTACGAAGCCGACCTCGAGCAGATCGCCGCCGAGCACGCCGCAGAGCTGGCCGCCGAGCGCTGGCACGAGGACCGTGGCTGGGACGCGGCCCGCGCCGACGAGGCGATCGAGGCCGCGCGCGGAGTCATCCCGTTCCACGAGGCGTACGCCGCAGCCCTCGCCTGATAGGGTCGGGTTCGCAGCCCCGCCGAAGTTGATGCCCCCGCAACACAGAAGCCCCCGACCCGTGATGGGTTGGGGGCTTCGTCGTGCGACCATCGGTGCGTCACCAGGCTGGCGGACCTGATGTCCCGGTCAGGATAGAACGCGCCGTGCCATCTGCTCCGGGTAGCCGGACATCTGCGGGGTCTGCGGGTAGTCCTCCGCCGGCAGCGCCTTGCGGATCGCCGCGAACCAGGTGTTGTACGTGGCCCGGCCACTGAGCCCGGCCAGGGCGTCGATGGCCACGCGGGTGAACGCCCCGTTGGGCCGGCGGCCGAAGTACGCGTCGTACGAGAACTCGGCATCCCGGCATCCGGCGATCAGCAGCCCGGCATTTCTCGACCGGCCGGTGGTCGGGGCCGCCTGGGCTGCCGCCGCCTGCCGCAGGTCCCTGCCGCCCAGGAACACCGACGGCGGGAGGAACCGTGCCCGGCGGTGGGTCTTCGTCCCCCGGGGGTTCAGCGGGGCCATCAGCCGGGCGACGGTGCCCGAGTGGCACGAGTCGGAGATGAACACCACCCCGGCGTCCGTGGGGCGGCCGGAGAGGAGGACGAACAGGTCGTCGTCGAGGATCGGCCCGGAGTTCATGATGTCGTGCGGGACCAGCGCCTCGTCCCGGCCGTCGACCTCGTCGCCGTTGGTGTCGGGCATCCACGTCCCGTGCCCGGAGTAGGTGATGACCACGGTGTCGCCGGCGGTGGCCCCGCCGAGCACCCGCTCGATCTCCGAGGTGATGCCCTCGTAGGTGGCGCCGGAGTCGAACAGCCGGAACGTGATCGCCCCCCGGGCGGCGAGCTGGTCGGACCAGTCCTGGGCGTCATTCACGCAGCCGTGGAGGTCGGAGTCGGTGCCGGGGTAGTCGTTGATGCCGATGTGCAGTGAGCGGAGTGTCACGGGTTTCCTTACTAGTCGGGGCAGTTCCCGCAGTGCTGCGGGAGAACGCCGGGGCACACCGTGGCGATCTTGCCGGCGGTGGCGATGAGGGACGCGCCCGCGAGGAGGGCGGCGATGCCGAGCGCGGGAACGAGCAGGGCGTTGGCGACGGCACCGCCGGTGGCGTACCCGGCCACGGCGGACGCGCCGAACAGGATGCCGGCGGCGCCGACCCACCGGGTGGCGTGCCTGGCCCAGACCGGCCAGTACGCCCACCCGCCGGGGATCTTCGTGGGGGACAGGACGACCAGCTCGATCGAGGCGACGTAACCGCGCGCGCCGCGCAGCTCCGTCCGCAGCGGGCCGCGCCGGAGCAGGGTGCCCGCCGCGACGTGCTCGGCCAGCCGGTTACGGACGAACGCCGGCGACCCGCTCACCTTGTCGAGGGTGATCTGCCGCAGGGTGCCGTCCCACAGCTCGACATGCTTGCCGATCATGTCGTCCTGCACGCGGGCGAGTTCGAGGGTGCTCATCGGTGGTCCTTTCGGGTGGGGAGGAAACTGCCGAAGGTGCTCCGCAGGGCGAACGTCGCCCCGGCGGCGAAGACTCCGGCGCCGAGCAGGCCCATCGGGTAGGAGGAGAGGAGCATTCCTCCCAGCCCGGCGGTGGCGATGCCCATGAAGTCGACGGTGTTCAGGTCCCGGTGGTAGCAGACCAGGACGCCGAGCCCGATCCCGGTCAGGAAGATCACCGTCGCCATTCGGACCCCTGCAGCTCCCACGGGTCGCCGGCGGCGGTGTCGCCGTCCCAGCCCCGGATGGTCAGCCCGTCCAGCTCGAACAGGTTCATCGACCGGGATTCGGCGTAGTCGACGAGGAGCTGCGCGAGCTGGTCCTCGACCGGGGCGGCCGGGAGTGCGGGTGGGGCGGAGCCCTGCTCGAGGACAACACCACCCGGGGCGAAAATCTCGTATACGAGAGGAGAGGTCATCTGCCCATGATAGGCGCGAGGTGGCGGAAAGTCACTGCGTGTGCTACGGCCCCTGCTGGTGCGGGCCGGTCCCGGACGGCGCCCCGTGAGGCTTGTGCTTCAACCGGCCGAGCCACCATCCGCGACGGGCGAGGTGCACGGCCAAAGGCGCCCCAAGCCGGTCGTACGGGCGACACCCGGACACGTGCAAGATCCGGCGAAACAGGACCCTCTCCATGGGCAGGAGGATAGGCCACCCCACCCGTCCGTAGGGTGATCTTCATGGCACAGACTCGACTCGACCTGGTCCGATCAGAGCAGGAGCACCGCTACCGGTGGCGTGGAGCCCACCGACCCGAGCCGCTGTTGCAGGGAACGGGCCAGCGCGCGGCGATGCTCGTCATCGTCACCGGCCTCCTGGCCACGCCGACCGTGTTCACGGTCCAGCTCACCGCCCGGCACAACCAGGAGGTCCGCGAGGACTCCCTGTCCGGGCTACGCCTTCCACAGCGACCTGAGGTGACCCTGCCGCCGATCGTGCCCTCCCCGACGATCCCGGTCCAGCCGGCACCCCCGGTCCGTCCGGCCATCCCACCGGACAGCCGCCCGGACACCCGGGAGGACAACCCGCCTGTCAGAAAACGTAAAGCCCCAGCTCAACCCCACCGCTTTACACCACCTGACAGGGACACCCCGCAGGTCATCCGACCTGCCGTTCGGCAGGCCACCGAACCCCTCCGAACAGCACCGAACCTTGCCCGTCGGACAGTTGCGGACACCGTCGGACAGGTCGAGGAGATCCTCGGGCCGATCCGCCGGCAGGCCACCCGCGTCCTCCCCGAACTCCCAGACCTGGGAGAAGCCGGGAGCAGCCTGGGAGCAAACCACCGGCGGGAGGAGGTGCCGTGCCGTCCGCGCTCGCACCGGGCCGGGCAGCACAGAAAAGGTGCCCACCCCCACGAGGGGGATGGGCACCACCGGAACCGCCGGTCAGATACCGCCGTGCACCGTCGCGTAGTACAGGAGCCACCCGCCGCCGGCGATCAGCACGGCCATCAGCAGGGCGAGAAGGCCGAGGGTGCGAAGGTTCGACATGAGGGTCGACACCCACGACGTCATCGCGGCGTAGTGGTGCCGGGCACGCTCGACCGCGTACATGGCCTTGATCATCTGCCGGTTGAACGCCCACGACGAAACGAACCCGACCACCACACCAACGGCGATCATCCACAGGTCTCGGGTCGTCATGACTCGACCTCCCGGTCCGGGAAGATCCGCAGCTCGTAATCGCCGAGCAGCGCCGGGCGGACGTTCAGCTCAGCCCACGTCCACAACCAGGAGCGCACCCGGTACGCCTGCCCGTGCACCCACACCTCAGCCCAACCATCCCGAAGCCGGAACGGCCCGGACCCGCCCACCCCATCAGGGAGGGGCCGGGCCAGCCGGCGCACCGCCAACCGGTCGACCACCGACCAGCCGGGCCGCACAGCAACCTCGACCACACACCCGGCCCGCCCTCGCATGTCGGCCAGCGGATCCAGGGCGGACTGGAACGACGCCACCTCGATCGCCCGGCGCCCCATCACTTCTCACCCCCGGTCTCGGTCACCGCATCGGCCGTGGTGCCCTGCCCCGCCGGCACCGCCCGCTTCGACGCCGCCTTACGCGGCCGAGGCTTCGGCGCGGTCCGCACACCCTCAGCAGCAGGGTCCGGCGCGGACACCTTCCGCTGGTTGTGCAGAGAGGCCCGCAGCCACTCCAACACCTCCATGCGCTCCGCCTCCGTCGGGTTCGCACCCCGGTACCGGACCACACCCCGCTTCTCCGTCGTCGTCCACCCGATACCGGCCGTCTCCGGCCCAGGCTGCAACTGGTGAGCCGGGTACGCCCGAGACGCCCCCTGCCCGAGCAGGATGTCGACCAGGGCCTTCTCCGTCGGGTTCACCCGCAAGCAGGTGATGTACGAGAACAGTCCACGCGCCGGCCCGATCACGTCCTTCTCACCGAGCTGCGACAGGGCGATCGTCGAGGACCCGGCCGCCCGCTGCTGCGACAGGTACACCGCGAATGCGTCCTTGACCGCAACCTCCATGCCGAACGCCCGCATCGTCCCCCGCGACATCGCCAGCACCGTCACCAGCTCATCGATCACCATCAGGTCCAGGGGGAACTCGTCCGATGGCTCAGTCGACCGCATCCCCCGCGACTTCATGATCGACTGCCGGACCTGCAGAGCACCACACGCCCGCCCCAAGAACTGCGCCCACTGCGCCGGGTTCGACGCGTAATCCCAACACGCATCCTCCAAAATCCCCAGCTCGGTGCCACCCTTCGGGTCGAAGATCCGCAACCTCACCGGAATCCCCGCCTTCATGAGCTGGTACAGCATCGTCCACACATCCGTCGACTTCCCCGCCCCCTGAGCCCCCACCTCCAAGTTCGGCAGAGCAATGTTCCGCTCCAACCCATTCCCGTCCTCATCCAAACCCGTGACGATGTGGTTCCGCCGGCGAGCAGGAGGCAGATCAGACAGGGCAATCGTCGTCGGGAACGGATCCGTCCACCGCAGGTCAACGCGGATCGCTCGTCCCGCCCTTCCCCCGGGGTGTTCCTGTGCCCGCAAGGACAGGCAGCCGAGGGAGTGACAGATCGACTGTGCCTGCTCGATGAAGTCGTGGACGCCCTTGCCGACGGGTGATGCGTCGAGTGTCAGGGTGATGCCGTGGGCGTGTGGGCGCATCCGCAGGATGCGTGGCATGACCTTCGGGTCGCCCTTGTTTTCGCCCGGTCGGGTCATGCTCGCGTTCGTCATGGCCTGTACCCAGCGTGAGCGAACCTGCCGTGCCCGGTTGCGGTACTTGACCTGCCTGGCTAGGCTCACCCTCCGTACGCGGAGGGTGGCCCGGCCGCCCGTAAGCCCCGCCCCCACCAGCAGTCCCGCACACACCGTAACGGTCCAGCCTGACCCGGCAGACACCAACCAGGCAACCAGGCACCCGCCGATCAGCCCGATCCACGGTCGACGCCACACCACCCCGACACCCCGCCACACACAATCCCCCACACCGGACCACCCGCGCTTCACCGCCCACCACGCCACCTGCCGCACCCACACCAGCACTGCCAGCGCCCACACCACAACCGGTGTGCGGCGCTCCTCGCTTTTAAGGGGGGTGGTGGGTGGTTGGTCGTTGTTGGGTGCGGTGGGTGGTGGGGTGGTTGCTGCGGGTGAGCGCGGGGGGTAGAGGTTGGGGTCGTTGGGGTCGGTGTAAAGAAAATCTTGGTCGGGGGCTTTCGATTCGGGGGTCATTGGGCGGTCTCGCTTTCGATTCGTAGACGTGGGGGCGCGGTCGGACTTTCGATTCGTCAGGTGCAGGAGACGATCACGGTGGTGAGCAGGGCGGCGAGGAGTAGGAGTCCTGCGGCGGTGAGCGCGTGCCTGACTTGGCGGGGCGGCCGGTCGTAGGGGTCGTCGTAGCTCACTCGGTGGCGCTTTCCTGGGTGAGGAGGGTGTGGACTTCGGATTCGCGGAAGCGGCGGTGGCCGCCGGGGGTGCGGATGGAGCCGATCCTGCCGGCGGCTGCCCAGCGGGTGACGGTCTTGGGGTCGACGCGGA